TACATATTTTTCTGTATATTGGGATAAATCTTCCAATCTTTTCGGTAAATAACCATTAGATGCAATATCATTATACACAATTTTAAAAAACATTTCATTAGGATTTGGAATAAATTGTAAGTCATAATTTTGCAAATCGTATAAATGGAAACCTCGCACATCATCATAATCAGACCACGTTAATTGATAAGGATTACCGAGATAATAGATACTATCTGAATTAGACCGATGATGATAATGACCAGAAAATGTATTAATAAATTTACGGAATAATTTTCTATCTAAACCCTCTTCTGAAGCCATGCCTTTATGCATAGCAAATCCAGCAATTTCAAAATGTCCCATACAAATACGAGCATCTGTATTTTTTATTTCATCTAAACATTCATTATAATTATCAGCACATATCCAAGGTATCATGCATATCTTGGTGTTATCAACTTCAATGGTTTGTGGTGTATCAATAACATTAATATTATCATATTCTTTAAGTAATAAATCAACAGAATTTACACTATCACTATTTTTGAAATATGTATCGTGGTTACCCGCAAGCATATGAACTTCAATACCAAGTTCTAATAGCTTATCAAAGAACATTTCCTTTGTTTTTTTTAATGATAAGAAATTTATATATTTCCTTCTATCAAAAGTATCACCCAATATTAATAAAATTTTAATTTCATTTTTAATAAGTGTAGGGAAAAATGTATCATCATAGAATTTTTGGTAGAAATCTAGAAACGAAATACTATCATTTCTAGCTCCAAAATGTTGGTCTGTTATAATTGCAATTTTCATACATACTCCATAATATAATATGGACTAATTATATCATACTTCTGTATCATTGTCAAGATTTATTTCAACAGGAGTATCCATAAATTTATCCAATCCTTTTTTCTTTTGGATAATAATCTTTTTAGATTCTAATAATTTTTCAAAAGTTTCAATAAAACTTGATAAATTATCATATATTTCAAATTGCATACCATTATCACCAAATTCTAATAATTCTTGTTCAGCATCAATACCAAATTGAGATGCAGATTTATATTTGATATATTGATGTTTCTTTTCTTTGTGAATTCTTCTAAGAAATGCATAGTATATTATTTGGGTAAAATATGCAAATGGATTTTTAGATTTATCTGGATTAAAGTTATCATAATACATAATACAATTTTCTATACCATCAGATATCATTTCATCTCTATAAGTATAATTCATAAAATTTGGTTTATGTGATAACCCATCAGCAATTTTCATGAAACATTCAGCAACATAAGTTGGGACCATTGGTTTTTCTAAATTATTTTCTTTTGCTTTTCTACATTCTTCTGTATGTTCAACCAATGCATTAAAAAAATCAACATTATTGACATAATCTTTCTTTATTTTCTTAACTTTCATAATATTTCCCAATTAATTGCAAATTAGACTTGACAGGATTTAATAAAGGTGTTATAATGCCTTATACCAGAACTGTACTTGAAACTGTTTCTAGATAAAAACAAAATAAGATTCAAGAGCGCAGCGATTGATGCGAAGCATTAATATAGTAATTGCTTCGCAATAAGTCGTTACACTCCTTAATTCTAGTGTAATTTAGTATCAGGTTTTAGGTTATCAAATTCATACATTACTTCATCAATACTAGTTTGTTCCATATCATCCTTATGTTCCTCCATATAATTACTTTTTTGGTTAGATTTATTAAAAATGTCCATATTTGCTATATAATATTCTTCCAATGTATCATTTGGTTCAAATGCACATAATATATCATTATCTGATATAGTAGTTTCATTATTCTTTACCAATTCATAAGGAATCCAATGTTGCATTACCAAATCTGGTTGTTCTGATTCATAATCCAAAAATACCACCATTGGATTTTTAATAAAGTTGATTCCAGATACATTTTTATGTTCACATATGATATCTAGTCCATCTTGTAGTCTAAGAATTTTTACACTCACTATTTTAATCCTATTTTATATAATTTAAATTTAAATTTTTCTTCAGTATAAATCTTTGTACGTTCCATAAAATGCTTCAAGGTAAAATTAACATGTTTATTAAATCTTATATCATCAGCTATATCATATAACGTTGCTTTAGTTTTACCATCAGATTGTCTTAATCCTCTACCTATACTTTGCAAATTTCTCACACGACTTTTACTTGGAGATGCAAAAATTATATTATGTAAATTTCTTATATTGACCCCTGTAGAATATACACCAAATGATGCTACAATAATTGCATTAGATTCTTCTTCAACAATTTTTCTAATGTTTTCTCTATCATCTGATTCTGTTCCACCATGTACAAAGAATACTTTTCTATCACCTATTTGTTTCGAGTTCTTAATAAGATTATACAGTATTTTTCCATGTTTGTCAACCAGTTGGAACAAAACTAGGGTGTTATTATTCATGCTAATTGCAAGATTTCTAATGAATTTATTACGCAATTCGTTGGAAATAATATATGCAATTTCTTCTTGATAAGTATAAGATTTCATCAATTTACAGATAGCATCATCATGTTTTAATATAAGACATTTTATATTAAATTCTACTAATTCATTTTTATCTATTAGTTCTTTTGTTGTTATAACTTTTTTAACTGTGCCAAACAAACCTTCTAAAACCAGTTTATGCGTTTTCATACCAGATAAAGTACCAGTTAAACCAATGCGATATTTGGTATTCGATAGTTTTTCCATAATATCTCTTATAGAATTGGCTTGGGCTAAATGTACTTCATCACATATAACATAATCAAATTGGTCAAAATATTCTTTATCTTGTTTAAAAATTGATTGCCAAGTAGATATTATTAATTTTTTATCTGAAATTTTATCTTGCCCTTGATAAATCTTATGTACATTTTCATCAACGACAAATTCATTTTCACTAGAATAATCTTCAAAATCTGAAAATAATTGTGATACTAAATTTACAGTAGGAACTATAATAAGACCTTTTAAATCTTGATATTCTAAAAGTTGTCGAAATAACAAATAAATTATAAGACTCTTACCTGATGCAGTAGGAGATAATAATAAACTTCTTTTTTTCTGCATAGAATGAATAAATGCATCTACTTGATGTGCTCTTACCTCTATTGGATTTCCTCTAGAATGTAGATTTAATGATGAAAAGAATTCATTAGCTAATTTTAATGAAAATACATCTTCAAGGTCTGGTCGAGTTTCATCATAGTTAAATGTATAATCATTTGATATACAAAATTCTTCTATGTAAGGTATTAATCCTAGATATATTAGATTTGTTTGAACATTTAATAATCTAATTTTACCATCCCATATTTTATTTCTATATGCAGGAACAAAAGTATATCCCGGAACATAAAATGTAAAAAAGTCTGATAATTCTTGTGCTATTGAACGGTCACATTTTATTTTAGCATAAACTTCATTTTTTTTAGATATAAGAACATCAACTCTAATTTCCACTAATAAACCTTTCCCAATCAATAAATGACTTTAATGTCCACGACCTTTGTTTTATTTCACCCATAATAGACTCTACTACCGAAACAATTTCATCATGATATACTTTTTTCTCTAACAGTTTAATTAAGTTATTATCTGCTTCTAGATAAGTTGTAACATCAGATTTAAGTTTTAAAGTAAAGGGTTCCCATCCATATTGCAATAATTCATCTTGTGATAATTTACCAGTATAGTATTCCCACTTAATTTTACGCATACGGGTATAATCAAAATGTGCTTTTTTTGATGCTAATTTATGTTTTACTAGGATTGTAAGATATTTGTTATGTAGTTTTGGTATATTAATGAGTTCTTTTCCAGGTTCAGTCTGGTCCATTTCTGCATCTTTTTCCCAAAATTCAAGAATTTGTTCTAGAGTTTTCATGATATAGCCTCAATTGGTTCATAGTATTCAATTATGTATTTATAATCATTTATTTTGTCAATAATTGCAAATTAGACTTGACAGGATTTATTAATGGTGTTATAATGCTTTATACCAGAAC